TCCATTCTAACATCTGTAGGAATAAATAAGCCTCCATTATTAATTCCTTGAGTATCTGCTGTAGATGCAACAAACTCTGTAGCTGTTGTTGTAACAGCATCTCCTAATGCTCTTTTTTCATCTTCTGTAAACTTATCTTGACTAAGCCCCATTACAGCTTTAGCCCAAGCACTTCTGTATTCTTTTGAATCCAATCCAAATTTTCTGTCTTCTTCCATTTCTTCTTTTCCTCCCATTTTACTTTCTTTAAATTCCTTCTTACTTCTGTTTTCAATATCTTGAGTATCATTAAGCAATCTTTTTTCATCTTCCAACGAAATGTCTCGAGATTCTTCATTTTTTTCTTCTTTTGTTTTACTTTCTTCTGCTTCATCTTCTTCAATTTGTTTCATTCTTGCTTCTAACTCTTCTTCAGATGTAGCAGAATCAATTAATTTTTCTTTTTCTTTAAGATCCATTTGATTTTCTCCTTTTCATTTTTTGGTTATACCACCATTTATATAATCTCCTATTTAGTTCCTACCAACTAAAAGACAACCAATTCTACCATTGGTTGTCTTTTTAGAGTTATAAATTTATATTATAAAATTTTAAAAACGTCTTAAAATTCATTTTGAAGCTTCAATTTTGCCAAAGCTTTCTTCTTTTTTAAATTGAACGCTTTTTTCTTTTCAATATATTGTTTTTTGTCTTCTTCATATTGAATTTTGCTTCTTGCATATATTTCTGTATTATCATAAGCAGGAACATCAACAATAGAAACATCATACAATTTATCTATTCTTAAAATTCTTCTAGTATCTGTGTCATAATCCATACTTTGTTTACCAACTGAAAAGGCAAAACTCATTTTATCTAGTAACTTGGCTTGTATCATTTTATATATGTCTCTGTTGTTTTGCGTATCAATTAATTTTGCTCTCACTTTTAATCCTTTATCATCAACAGTTAATTGTAGAGATTTGTTTCTTGTTCTAGCTAAAATCAACATGCTGTCTTCGTGATTATATTTCATACAGACATCAGACATATTACATTCATTAAAAGCATCTTTGTCTATAACTTCATTTATCCAACCTAAATCAGTTACACTATCAAAAACCGCTGCATAACCTTCAACAATCATTTCTTCAGAATCGTCAACAGCTCTAATCTCTACATATCTTTTTTCTTTAATTTTCTTTTCCATTATCGTTTCCTCCTTGATAATCATCAGCAATTTTTGAATTTATATTGTTCAAACTTTGTAAAATTTTGCTTCCTTCTTCTCCTCCAATAGGAGTCATATCCAGCATTTCTAAAGTATCGTCTTTTGTTAAAACTCCATACGGCAATATTGTATTTAAAAGCTTTATCTTTTGATCTAATGATGCATATTGTAATCTATTTGCTGTAAAAACAATTTTATGTCCTTCCTTTCTAGCTTGCCTACTAAAAATTTTTACTGTAAAAGCATCACTTAATTGTATTGCTCTTGCCTCAATTACTCCTTCATAAAAAGCATTCCACTCATCTGGTGTATAGCTATTGTTTATTATTTTTTCGTTTATTCCAAAATAATCAAAAATATTATAGTTCACTCTCTTCCATTGTTCACCATCAAGAGTAATTGGACTTGTTTTAATCTCTTGAAAATCTGCTTTTCCATCTAATGCAGCAATTCCACTTTGATTCTCTAAATTTAGATAATCATTAACAAAGCTGTCTTTATTTTTTTTGAGATCTTTTTCTTTCAGCATAGAATTAGTATATTTAAGTATACCTTTTAAATTTCCTGTTGTTTTAATTGCGTTTTTCATTCCTTCTGAAGCTGTAACAGCTGTTTCTAAATCTGTATATAACGGCTTGTTATTCGTACCAAAAACATCATTTTTATTATAAAACAATCTCAAATGTATTAATTCTAAGTATGGAATAATATACTCTTGTCCATTAACAAATCTAAACTTTAAATATATTTTTCCACTAGAATCTTCTAATAAATTATAGTTTAAAGCTTGTACAGGATAGAATCCTGTTATCATCCCTTCTTTATCTTTAGCAATATACACAAACGCATTTGAATCTGAATATAATCTTGATATAATCTTATAAATAAAATCATATTTCGTATCTAATGGGTTTGGTCCATTTTGTAACATAAAATTTATTTGTCCATTTATATGGTTACTAATATTGCCTTTTATATGTTTCGGAACAAGTTTTGCACAATAAGTTGCGATTCTATCTATACACTCTCTGGCAACTTTACTATTATATATATCTTTGTCTATAGTAGAAAAAAATGGATTATATGTATTTAACATTTTCAATTGTGTTGTTGTTATCTCAGTTTTTTGCTTCTTATCCCCAAAAAACAACTTAAATAAACTTCTTTTTTCTTTCATCTTATTCTCCCTGCATTGACAAGTATTCGTTCATTTTTTCAAATAAAACGCAGTAAGCTATAATTAAGCTTACTGCTCCATCTATTCTTGCTCTTGATTTTTTGCCTTTAACTGGCCTAATATTATCGTTTTCATCTCTCTTTTCAACGGTATTACATAAACACCATTTTAATACAGGATTATTGTTATAATTAATATTTTTTTCGATTAAATCAGCTTCTACTTCTTTCATAGGATTGCTCATAGTTTTAGCTCCTTGTCGAACTTCTACCATATCAGATCCACATTCTTTCATTTCATTAATCCAATACTCAGATCCCCATGGATCGTATCCAACCCATAATGCCGAGATATCAAATTCATTATGCATTTTTAAAAACCATGCTGTAACATCCGAGTAGTTAACTTTTGCTCCTTCGCAAACAGTTACTAATCCTCGTTTTTCCCATATATCATAAGGAATTTTATCATCTATAATCTTAAATTCTAATCTTTCACTTGGTATAAAATATTGCTGTATAACATATTTTTTCTTTCCTTTAACTATTAACAACGTTGCACAAGTTAAATCAGTTGTGCTCGATAAATCTACACCACCTATTGCATAAGTGTCAAATAAATCCTCAACCTTGTAAGTTTCTTCATTATTAGCAATTTCAAATGTCAACCATTTGTCTTGTTCGTTTTGTCTTACATTAAAATCTTTACACAACAAATTTGGCAGTTTTTTAATATCATTTTTTGCTTTATTAACTTTTTCTCTTAATGTCTTTATATTTTTTATAACGCCAAGTCCTGGATTAGCTTTGTACCAACATTCTTCATCTTTCCATTCTTCTGGCTTATCTAATTCATAAATAATCGGTAAAACTGTTTCATCTTCAATAGTTCCATTAATAACTTGTTCAAAATATTCATACTCATTGTCAAAAACAGCTTCTCTGACTGTACCCATCGAAGACAATTCAAAAATCATTGGTTGTTCTCTTGCTGTCATTGAATCTTCCATAACGTCTAGTAAGTTCTGATCTCGCCATGCATGAATTTCGTCCGCAATAACACAAGAAGCATTTGCTCCATCTAACGAATTAGAGTCGCTTGCCAATGCTTTAAAAACAGAATCTGTTTTATCATAAAAAATTCCCGTAACTCGACATTTACATCTTTGCCTTAAAGCTGGGCTTTTTTTAATCATTTTTTTAGCTTCTTCCCAAACAATTTTTGCTTGATCTTTTTTGGTTGCCAACGAATATACTTCTGCTCCACCTTCGCCGTCTTTTGTTAGCATATAATTTCCTATTCCAGAACCGATTAACGATTTTCCGTTTTTTCTACCTACAAAGTAACCTACTTTTTTATATTTTCTCAATCTTGTATCTTTATCCACAAAACCATATGCTGCTTGAATGCAAGCTTTTTCAAATAATTCTAATCTCACAGGCTTGCCAGCCCATTTTCCTTTTGAATGCCTACAATATTTTTCGATAAAATCAATTGGTCTGCTTCCTTTTTCTTCATCAAAAACATAAGTGTGTACTTCTAGTTCTCCACTTTCTTTATTTGTGATAGAAACTTTTTTTGGTGTCTTTATATCTTCAACGAGTTTTTTGTATATCTTTTTAATTTTTTGGCAAACTTTGTTCGGATTATTCTGAATCCAATCATAATATTCTTTAATATAATTCATTAATAATCGTCAAACCCAT